TAGAGCAATAATTAAACGCTCTGCACCGCGCAATAGATTGAACTGCGCCATAGACACTAAAGCACCATATGTCGCAACCCCGCCAGTAATCCCAACAGATGCCAGTCTTACTACGTCAAGCGGAGATTCAACTACAACCATCTGACCACCTACGTATTGTTTATACCCAAACAAAGCGGTGCTCTTTTTTACCTTAGCTGGTTGGTTATTAAAGTGCCTGCGGTCATAACCTTTTTCTTGCCATCCCATAAGCTTGTTTGTAAGTGGATCTCTAATCGGCATAATCCAATTCTTTTTTCTTTCGTCCCACATCAGCTCGTAATCTCTTGCTGCATTTAACGTTAAACCGCGAACAGCCAAAGCTTCTTCTGGAGGATCTACAAAAGCGTGAAGCATTGATTCAGTAACAACCAAAGTCTCCTCAAGGACCGGCTTCTTCTCTTCCAGTAGTCTAGTAAAACGAGACATCAAACTACCAGTTGACCCAAGCCACTCCCGAGCTTTATCAAATTCAATCTGCTCTACATAACTGATTAAGGTGTACAAGCCACCCTTAAAACCGCACGAAAAACAAATGTGTTGTCCGGTGTCTGAGTTAATCCACCATGATGGATTGCGATCTTCTTTGCCGGTGCGCTCTGCATGTGCAGGGCAATAACCCTGGATCTCATCGCCTCGTGTGTTAACTGCTTCAATACCGAGGCGAGATAACGTATCTGTCATCTCCTCGACTGTCATAGGTCGTCAACACCTAGCTCTCTAAACAATCCGTTATTCCAATCCCAAACTAGTGATACTTCGGATAGACCTGCGTTACGTGCAGCGACAACACGAAGCAATCTTGTGTCATCTACTAGCTCATCTTCGCGCTGTAAACCAAAAATAACATCGGCATCTTGGTGGAAAGAAGATGAGTAACCAATAGCATCAGCTGTGACTTGGCCCTTCTTCATCTTCCAATTAAGAACCTGAGTAGAGATAACTACTGGCTTGTTGATCTTCTGCGCCAAACGCTTTAGTGAACGAGTGATATTAGTAAGAGCCTGTGGCGTGTTTGACTCACCGGTCTGCTCGTCAATCATCAAATAAGTACCGTCAATAAAAACAATATCTGGGTTCTTATTCTGGATCTTGCTAGCTACACCACTTACAGTCTGCCCACCTGATGAGTCAATAAACCAAAACTTATCTCGCATGTTTTCAATACCGTCAAGGATCTTGTAATAGCGAGCTTGTTCCTCATCTGTCAAAGTACCGGTCATCAGACGCTTGTGTGAAATCTTTGCCTTCATTGCGTAGTAACGGCTCTTCTGCTCGTCATTGCTCATCTCAAATGAGTAGAACATAGGAACCTTGCCGGCTAGGTGGCAGTTCTGGGCAATCTGCAAAGCAAGCGTTGACTTACCTGTCTTTGGTGGAGCAATAATTACAATTAGCTGACCTGGTTGTAGGCCAGAGGTAGCTTCATCCATAGTAGGAAAACCTGTTGGTAAGCCGAGTAAACCTGGGTTGTTCTTGCGGTTCTCGTACTCTTCTTTTCCAAACTTAGCAGCCTGTGTAACTTCAAGATCGTTGGACTTAGTTAACCCATCTTCCTCAAGCTTAATGATTCCGCGCTCCATGGCTTGAAGTGCGCCTTCATGGTCTTGTTCTTTTTCAATAACCTCAAGGGCTGAACCAAGAGTTGCAATAATTCTTTGTTTACGACGATCATCTACGAGACAATCGATTAAGTACTCAACAGTATCCGCAACCGGTATCGGTGAGTACATAGGAAAGTTTTCATTAATTACTTCAAGGCTAGGGCACTCACGATACTTTGCATTGTGAGCAAGTAAGAAGCTAACAACTTTACGATCAGCGGCATCAGCAAACCAACCCTCGTTAATGTTGTTTTCTAAAAGAGGTGTTAGGTCACGTGCTTGTACGACTTTACTAAGGAGCTGCGCTTCGTGGTTCATAAATTACTAAAGTCCAATCCCCAGTGTCCATATTGTGCTGTTCTAGTGGCTATGTCTATCACACCAATCACTTCTGGTCTATATGGCAATTCAGCCACAATGTCCTTTTGTGATTTGTAAGAGCTAAAGTATCTAAATGGATTAGTACCCATTCTGTCAAGCTCTTCTACAAAGAAAGTAAGTTCTTCTTCGTCCATAGTAAATGAAACAAGCTCAAGGGTAATCCCTTGCTTACTTGTGTACATGTACAAATAACTTAATATATCTTTACGTATCTTTTTATTAGCTTTAGATAACGTAAATAGTTTTAAAACTTTTTTAGGCGTGAGCTCTACAATTAAGAATACATCTTCCGTAACTAATATTCTTTTGGGGAGCTCGTTGCTGATATCCCCGTTTTGCATTGGTTATAGAACCTCAACCTTGCCAAATTTTATAATAAATTCTCTAAACTCTTGGTTAGATTCTTTTGCGCGTTCAGCGTCTTCTGGTGTAGCGCGGCTTGAAATCTCTAATGGGTAATTACCATTGTTAATCTCAATCCGTGCCTTAACAAATGTAATGTGCTTACACTTCATGCGGCTAGCAAAGCCAGGGCATGTGCAGTAAAACTCGTTCGGGTCGCCAACGGACACCTCATAAATTCCAGGACCAGACGTGCTTGTATTAGGCAAGAACACTTGGACTAGCCTTAAATCATTCTGCACTTTGTTCTCTTTCATTTACGTAGATCCCCTCGTGATGACTCGACTGGTAGGTAACTAAATATTTCATGTACGAAGCTTTCTGTCGAATCTCCGTACAGCCCAGCCCAATCCTCACGCTTGATGTTCGTAGTGATAATGGTAGGCAATCCGTTGTTAAAGCGGGTTCTTAACACGTGGTGAAGCATATTTTTTTGCCACCCAGAAAGGCTGGCATGCTCTCGCCCGACGTCATCTAGGATCAAAACGCGGATGTTATACGCATCATTAGCGCACTCACCCATGATACCTTCGTAGATTACTTCCTGGTCCTCTGACCAACCCTCAATCTGTGCCCCCTTAAGATCTAAAAGACCGCTGTAGGTGATGAAGTAGCACGGACGTATCAAAGTGTTTGAGTCTTTGACATCAAAAGCTTCAAGAGAAAACGTAGTCATGATCTCTTGAAGAGTAGCTAGCGCAAGAGTTGTTTTACCCTGTCCCGGGGTTCCATAAAACATAAGGCCCTTACCGCAAGAAGATTTACCAGTAGCTCTGATAAATAAACCTTGGTTTGCGCCAGCTACCCAAGTCTTAATTTTTTTAAGTGTGTCAGGTTGGACATCTTTGCAATCAGACAAAGTCCAACCCAATCGAGCAAGTGGGATACCGGCCATCTTGACCCATGTACGGCGACGTACTTTTAAATCATCAACTCTGAACATCGTTTACCCAATCCCAAGACTTCTCAGCTTTAACCTTTTCGGTTTCGATATCTTCTGGGGTAACCATAAGACGTTCTGCCTGAATCTTCAACCCCCCAAATTGCTGAATAAATCTTTTCCAAATGTGCTCTGGATCGTTAATCGACGTATCGTGTTTAATCTGTTGAAAGTACAGGTCGATCATAATCTTTTCAATAGTGCCATTAGTGCCGTGGTCTGATTGAGCGTTAGCTAAAGCGATACGGAATCTACTGGTTGTAACTGACCAAGGCTTGACATGCCACAGCTCGTGCATGCGGTTTGCAAACTCAAACGCAGTATCAGTAACGCTCCAGTTGGCAGGGTCACCTGAACGCTTCTGCATCCGGATCTCGTTCTTCTTAGCCTTGACTTCTTCTTTTTCGCGGTACTTCGCTTCCCTGGCCCGTTGCCGAGCCTTCTCAATATCCTCGGGATCGTAAGATGCTGGGAAATCGTCCACGCTTGCTCCAATCTTTAAATCGTACTCTTGGTAACTCTCCTCGGGTCCCCCGAGATATTCGGTTTGCTTCTTGCTAAATAAGCTATTAGTACTTAATAAGCTATTTAGTGGAGTGGGCTGTATCAGTACCGCGGTTTCTGGGGTCCAGGAATCGGGGTCCACGACATGGCTTACAGTCATGATGTGACCGTTAATGTGTTCTTTTCTAGTCACAATTAGCCCGGCTTCCCGGAGCTCTCGAAGGCAGGTGGTTATAGCCGCCTCTCCTTCGGAAAATGCCCCTGACAGGCTCTCAGCGCTTATCTGAGGCCTTGCCATGAGTAAATACATGTAGAGCCCTGTGGCTCGCAAAGAAAGCACTCCTAGGAGCCTTCCTTGCCCTTTTTCATTTCTTCGACGATGGCTTCCGCGAAGATTTTGGCGATGGCTTGGATTCCAAAGTAGAGATTGTCCAGCTCTTCTTCTTCGAGGTCGTCTTCTTCTTCGTCTTCGTCAGCTTCTTCGTCATCCTCTTCCGCGCCATCCTCTTCGTCCTCCTCTTCGACTTCAATCTTCTCTTGCTTAGGGATAGTTGGCTCTACGGTAGCTTTGATGTCTTGAGCCGGGTTGAGTGGGATTAACCCCTCGGTTAGGTCATAGCAAGGTATTTCCGCGTCCTTGCATGCCGCTAGGGCGTTTTGGCAGTCTTTGTCTTCGTCAGCCCATAGTAAGAACGTAGATGCCCTAAGACCTTTAAGGTGATCTACCGCGTTCTTGATTGGGTTTGTAGAGATGTTAAGACTAGCTGATGGGATTCCATCAAACTTTCCAGACTCGGTAGTAAATACCAAAATGTCTTTGCCTTTATCTTTTGCCAGTTGTGTTGCAAATGTTTGACCCTGGCTTGGTCGTTCTGAATAAGCTAAAACTAAAGTTCCATTAGCGCCGTTTGAACTCTGGGCGTAATAGTGATCTTCCATTAAAGCTTCTAGGTTAGCGCGGCTGGTTGCTCCATTGCCGGCGACGAGCACATAATATTTGTCCATGGGACCTCCTTGGTAGGGGAGGCACAGACTAGCCTATGTTTGAGGTTGCGCCAAGTAGACTGAGACAGGGGTTCCTGGGACTAGATTTTCCGCAATCTTTGAGTCAATAAGTCGACTTATTACAGCAAATCTGTTCTTGTAAAGGTGGCTTCGTGCGGAGTTCTCACTGTTACCCTCCCAGTACAAGTCGGCTGGTGAGCATGGTCCGTTACTTCCGTCAAAGAACTCTAGTAGACCTGCTGAGTTTTCAAACAGCGCTGAATCAAGATTAATTGTGCGTGTGTTAGCAGTAGCCCATGCAAGCTCAACCGCTGCGTATGCGGCAGTTGCCGGTGCTGTAGCTGTTACATAAGGACGAATCCAGTCTTTAGCTGTAACTGTAGGTGTAGCAATACCGCCTGTATTGTAAAGGCCGTTAGCTCCAGATCTAATTGTAAATTGATCTTCAGTACAGCTAATGATTACTACGTTAGCCAGGTTATAGGTTGCTCCACGGAGCATAGTGATTCCGGTAATCGTTACCACCTGTCCAACCGTAAAGTTGTTTTGAGCCTTGTAGGTTACAAAGCTACCGTCTCCAGATACGTCTGTAATATCAGCAATTAGTTTTGCTGTTCTACCAGCTACCGCTGATCCGATTAAAGCGTAAGAGGAGTTGTACCACTTGATAGACGCTGTAACAGTATCTGCTGTGTTCATTCCTTGAGCGTATAGGCTGAAGGTGTACGGTGTGTTTGGATAATGAATCGGCATTAGCTGGTTGTTTGTAGATCCATCCCAAGACTTAAGAACGACAGATGACCCTGTTGCAGTTAATTTAAGTGCATTTCCTGAGCGGAATACATCTCCCACGCAATCTGCCTCAGCTTGGTTAGCTGCTGTTTTTGCAAACTTAAGTGTCTTACCGCCACTACCGGCAATAACAGTGTGGGTTCCGTTTAGATCAGCACCTACCCATGTAGAACCAGAGATGGAGATTACATCGTTTACTTTAAAGTCGTGGCTTACAGTTAAAGTCAAAGTAGCAACGCTATCTAGAATTGCAGCTCGGCCAATTTTAAATACTGATACACCAGGTTCTTGGCTAGTGGTATCAATTGTGTTTGTAGAGTTACTTGCTGTCCATGGTGCTATTGGGCTAGCAAAGTGTGGGTTCTTAAGCTCATTAATACGGGTAGCTTTAATTGTAAGGTGTACTTGGCGGGCTTCATCAAATGTAGTTGGGTCAGCTGCCTGCTCAAATTGAAGTGCGTCAGCGTAATGGAATTCGCTTCCAGCAGCTGATGCAATTTGAATTGTAGGTATTGCGTAGTACGAGCCTGCTGGCGCAGTATCTGATACAGATTTACGGCTACCGCTTACAAACTCACCTGTAGCGTTATTGCTTGCAGTTCCAGATGATTCTGAAATAAAGACACCAAATCGGTTGTACCACTTAATACCCATAGTTACGGATCGTGCAGAACCACCGGTAATTATGTAACCGCTAAAGCTGTAAGAAAGCGCAGCTGTTACAGGGATTCCCTTAGTTAATGGGTTAAATTTTGTAATATCTCCGTTGCTGTAACCGCATTCAATTTTAAGAGTTGCAGTGCTTCCTGATGCGTTTTTAATAGACAAAACACCTTTACGCTTATTAGGGGTAAAGGTTGAAGAGGTTGGTTCTTCCCACGGTTTTGGGTAAGGCTTTACTGTTGGGTATGCTTTAAATATTTTGTTGTATACATCTTGTTCTGGTATGTTAGTACCAGTAAGAGAAAACGAAATGGTTTTAGACCCAACAGCGGTTACTGTAAATTGGTTATTCGTTGTGTTAAAAAGGTTTAAGGGGAAGTTAGCTGTAGTAAGCTTATCCCCAACACGATATCCGTGAGAAGTCTTTGTTGTTATAGTTGCTACGTTACTAGTTAATGATGCTTTAATTATAGTTTCTGTTTGAATAGAAGATAACGTAGCTGTGCCGTTTAACGATCCCCAGTGGCCAATACTCTCTTCAAATGAAGAGTCATTATAGTCAAGCATTAGATTGTGGCCCATAGTTAAACCATCTACAGATGGGTTTGGCTCAGTACCAAGTGGTTTTGTTACAGCGTATCCACCAAAAGCTTTAATGTATTCTCGTAGGCCTTGGCGGCTTCCCTTTTCTTTGTTGATCTGCACGGCATCGCGGACCAAAATACGGGATTGCTGATACCCAATTTCTTTCTCGTAGTCATACCCAAGTTGCTTTAAGAACAAAGGAATTAGGGCACCATTTGCTTTTTGTATGTCGTATTTATTGTTTAGTAAAGCTACAACTGTATGGGCATGGCTCAGTTCAAAAGCAAATAAAGAAATAAACTTGTATAGGTCATCGTTATTGTAATTACCAGATGCGTCGTAGGCATTTTTAATCTTTGTAATTGCAGGTAGTCCGTCGTAAAGAGCTTCAATATATCCGTAGTCTTTAACAGATACGCCTGTTGAATCTCCAACACG